ACTGTAACCACTACTACCTGACCAGAACAAGGGTCTACAAAAGTTTGTGTCAGAACTTGTGCTTGGGTTAATAAAGGAAGGAATAGTAGTAGTAATAACCATTTCACTATTTGAAGATTTTTTTCTTGATCATTCTAACAATAATCTTACTTGCAGCACCCTCAAGAGCTTTCTTCGTAGAAGCTCCAATAGTTGATTGATTGAACTTTATCTCACTAAAGTTATTATCGTTCATTAAAGTAGCCTCTCTAGTAGTCTTAGCATCACCTAAACCACTTCCTGTAAAGTATTCTCCTGTTTCAGCATTAACAAACTTAACTTGTAAGCCTAAACGAGTAACTACAGTTTGCTTAACCCCATCCTTTAAAGAAATAGATTCATCTTCACTAACACTAAAGTCATAAACCTCAATGTATACAAAGTATTGAGCTAATTTAATCTTACCTCTACCATCTAGCTTATTCTCGGTAATACCTGATTGAGATGCTTGAAATTGCTTAACCATTCGGTTTTTAATTTCAGCTTTTTCTTCAGTAAAGGTAAAACGATTAGTTTCTTCTAAGAATTCGACTACAATGTTAGTTACACCAAGTCCTACACGCTTATCTTTTAATTCTGGATAAGCAGCGTATACTTCATCATTAATGCCTAAAGACAGAATCTGAATAGGAATCTTAGGTCCATCATAATCCATCAAAGAATCAATGTTTATCTTCTTTTCAAAAGAAGCCACATAAGCCTCCGTTTTAGTGGAAGCTATCTGTGACACCCCGACAAAAGAAATAAACAATAAAGGGATTAGGTACTTTACCATGCTGGTGCTTTTTCTAATTCTTCTTTTTCAGTTTTAGGCTTAGGTTTTTCAGCAGCAGGTTTCTCTACTACTCTTTCAATAACCTTAGTGCCTCCACTAGAAGCTTGTTTTTGTTGTTGAGTATTGTTTGTAGTAATGTTAATTACAGGTGCAGGAGCACTTGTTTGAGCAGGAGTAGCATCCTTTTCTTCACCACCACCAAATAATTGTGAGCCGATGTAAGCTCCACCTGCAGTAACAATAGTTCCTACAGTTCCTAGGACAGTCTTTAACAATCCTGACATCGTTCCATCATTGTGTTCTTCTGACATATTAATTTAAAATTAAAGGTTTTTTATCCGTATTACCTGAAATATCCGTTAAAGATATATCGTAAATACCACTAGGAATAGTCTTAAACTCAAGAATCATTCTAGTAGTATCCATATTTGCTGTAAATCCCCTAGTATCTATGGGATCAAGTACACCAAACTTAAATAATTGTAAGCTATACTTAGCTCCAGGAGTTGTTTTAGCCATCACTGTGGCCTTATTTCCTTCTGTCTTGATAGAAAGTATATTAGCTGTTGTAGAAGTAGCTCCTAGCTCAATTATAGGGGTTTGTTCTACTTCAAACTTTTCGCAAGACAAAAGAAATACTATTGATATAAATGCTATTACCTTTTTCATCTAAAAGTTATTATAACCTGTCAATTTAATGACATCAGTGGATAAATTAATACCTAATTGATAACCTGTTTTAGAGCTTGCATCCATATTCGGTGTTACACGAATAAATGAATTAATATCTAATCCACTTGCTAAGGTACTAAACTTCAGCTTAAAAGGAATAATATTTCCTGTAACAGGATTCTTAATATCCTTATCAATACTTCCAAATTTAACCTTGCCATCCTTATTATCTACGAATGTATACCAAGTATTAGGCAAGTCATTAGAAATACTCTCAAACTTTAATTTAGTAGCATCATAAGCAAACTCAAATTGTAATGCACTAACACTAACTTCACCAGCTTCTACCTTAACTGGTATCTCAATGCTATTAGAAGTAACTGTAACATTCTTTAGATTAACATTGATGCTAGGCACAAATTGTGGTGTATTAATCAATAAGTTAGCTGTCTTGGCCATACTTTTCTTTAAGCTAGGAACTGCATTAGTAGCAATAGCATTATTAATTAATACTTGAGAGCTATGTGATCGGTTAATATCACCAGGAATAACAAAACGTAACTTTAAAGGGAGATTCTTGCCTATAACGCTTGTTTTAAATCTAACGTAGTTCTTATTCAAGTCTTTCCAATTAGCTTGTGTAAGGCCATTAAATGTAGAATCAGTAAACGTAGGTGCACTCATATACATATCAGTACCTGCAACATAGTTTTCTGGTAATGTAACCAAGTTTTCTACACCAGTTACTTGAGCAAATAGTTTAACTAAATCTCCCCCATCAAAGAGTTTATTCCTATTAACATCTGCAGCATAATACCCAGCTCCTGTAATAATATTCTGATTTTTAAAAGTACCATCAAGGTTTTGAGTAACAAATTCAGCTTGAGCTGTAGTATAATCAGAAACAGTTACCGCAGCAGTTGATAAATCCTTAATAGAATCCATATTAAACAATACTCTCACATGGTATACTGTATTAGGAGAAAATCTAGTCTGATCAACAGGAATAGTTCCATCTGATAAAGCATCTACTAAGTAAGTTGTATTAGCTACAGAATCAGTAAATGCTACCCTATGAAGTGATAAATCATCTACATTAGAATTAACCATTAAAGTAGGATTAATGTATCTACTAGCCGTAGGGTCTAGCATAATTACATTGTTTAATGGAGTAGTCATTAATGTTGAACCATTTGAGCCATCTTGGTTATATGCTGCAGCAAAGTTCATCTTAATAGCATCCCAAGCATAACCAGGAGCTGTAGTCTTTAACTTAAAGTGTAGTTTAAGCAAAGTATCCTTACCTAATCCTCCATTAGCTATTGACCAGTTTAAATAAACACGAAGAATAGATTTTGCTCCACCAGCAGTGTAACTATATTGAGCATAATTATACTTTACATTGCCATCTGCGACATTATTATACTGGGTAGTAACATAATTGTATCCTGGGTAATTTTGATAGCTCATAGAGATTTGTGAGCCATAAGGAATAATACCACCATTACCACCAGTTCCTGTGTGGTCTACACCTAATAGCTCAAAAGCAGTATTAGTGTATTCAAAGTCAAAGTAAAGTGCTCTAACAGTGGTATTGTTATTGCCATCAGCACTAACTAATACATCAAAGGAATCTCCCTTGTTAATAACATTACCAGCTAGGTTAGTATTGGTAGAATCGTTATTAAAGTATAGTTTGACAATTTGAGCTTGAGATACAAAGCTCATTAGCACGAATGCTAAAGTATATAGATTTTTCACAATAGCTTATTAATTAAAGAATTACACGATTTTTTTAAAGCACTAGAAAGATTTTGTTGATTAAAGTTACCTCCTTCATCAACTAAAAGTGTAGACATTGAGACTTCTTCCGCAGATTCTTCTACAATAGCCTTTTTAACCACTTTGCCATTATCATATAATGTACCTCTAAGTCTAATTACAACTGCTTCAGTTGCCCCATGGAATACGGATAAATTAGCCTCACGCTTAAATACATCAAGATATAATATTTCTACTTTAATTACCTGCTTAGAATCATCAGATAAATCGTATTCTTTAACTACCAAGTATTCTTCTAGTATATTCTTTACACCAAAAGCTAGGTTTCTATTACCTGCAAGTGCCCCTATTTGCACTTTATTCTCCACTGGAGCTACTGTAATAGGCTCTGTGGGGAAAAAGTGCTTATAAAGAAAAAAGGATTGAACAGTCATGCTCACTCCTATAATCATTGAAACAATCCAAGCAGTAATAGTAAATAATTTCATCCTTGTCCACGATTAGGTTTAGGTTTCTCTTGATACTTAGAATAAGACTTTTTAGCCTTACCCTTTCTTCTAGTTCCAAAAGTAATCTTCTTAGTTTCTGCTGATTTAGTAGCCTTTGCCATTATGAAAGTAGTTTATAGTATTCAGTAAAGTGTTTTTGTCTATCAGCTAAACCAATAGTACCACCATTAACTCTTTTAGTTACAGCAGTTACTACATCAGGAGTTGCTCCTCTATCACATATAGCCCACAAATTGTTTCTCTTAAAAAAGAATGCTGCGGAGGCTAAAGGGTATTTACTAGCAACTAAATCAGGCATATCAAGAATACTTTCAGGTACAGTAGCATCAAATAAAGAGTAATTGTCTTTTCCTGTAAGCTGTATATACCCACGACCTCTAAACTTATAGCCATCACCAGAAGATTCTGGACCATTCCCCATTCTACTAGCATACACTTTATTAGCAATCTTCTCAGGCTTTCTTTCATATTGTAATGCAATAGTTACACTAGGGAAATACTTTCTAAATATTCCACACAATCCTTTAGCAGAATAATTAAGATTCTCACTAACAGCTCTAAAGCCTCCACTTTCGTGTCCACATTGAGCTAAGAAGTGTGCTAAACGTAAATTATTAGTTATACCAAACTTAGATGCTGTATCAGGAATCTGATCAATAACATTTTGAGGAATATGTCCTTTAAGTTTATCAAGTTTAAATGCTTTCTGAGGCTCAATAGTTGCCACAGGAGCTACGATAACAGGAGCAACAGGAGTTTCTACCACAGGAGCAAATAACTTAGCCCATGTAGCATCTCCTACAATACCATCTGGAGTTAATCCGTGAGCTGTTTGCCAACCTTTTACAGCAGCTTCAGTCTTAGGACCAAACTTACCAATAGGATCAACTCCAAGTTTAATTTGAAGTTTAACTACATCGACTCCTGTTGAACCAACTTTTAAAAGCATAACTATTTAATTTTGGTGTAATAACCAAACCCATAAAGTGGCTTGCCATCTAAGTCTACAGAAGCTTTAATATTAAATAAAGCATCTTTCTTAGTCTTATAAAGCAATCCAGCTTCAATTCCTCTTATGCCTAAAGAATTACTTGTATTAATTCCACCACCCACGAATAAGTTTCTTGTCGGTGGGGAATACTTAGTAATAGTCTTTGTTTCTTTGACAATAGGAATTTGATAATTCTCACGAGTTTTTCTACTTGTTAATTTATTCTCATTAATGGTATCTAATACAGCTATATAACCATAAGTACCTATTCTAATAGTATCAGAATAAACAATCTTATTTAGATATAATTGCAATAGAGCCATGTACTGTCTTTTAAGAGTAGCATAATTAGTATCAGGTAACATCTCAGGTTTGGATGCTACCTCTACTATTACTTCCTTTAAAACAGGTACTTTTTTGACTATGATGGAATCGTGAATACTCCAAGATGTATCGTGTACAACTAGAGTATCATTTGGTCTAGCCTCTCCAGCTTGAACGTGTTTAGTGTAAGCATAGAAAATAGCTATGATACAACAAACAAAAAGGGCTATATTAACCTTCATCTTCTGGTAGTGGGTCTAAGCCACCTGGTAGATTCTTTTCTCTTTCAGCATCAGTCTTTCTGTTTTGTGTTTTCTCAAAAGCAGAGATACCAAAACAAGCTGCTGTAAGTCCAGCGAATACTTCTAGGATAATAGGCTCAATAACGAATTGTTGTTGGCTTAATCCTGTAACAACATCAGCAATTCCATAAACTGCTAAGATAGCAAATGAAGCAAATCCTAATACGGATTTCTCATTGATATCATTGTCATCCTTAAAAATGTCTAGTAATGCCATTGTTTTACTTTTTATGTAGTTTATACCATTTGTGCAAGGTATAACCAATGGTAGCGATTAAAAGGAGAATCTTCAAAGATTGCTCCAAGCCTGTAAATGATAAGCTAAAAGCTATCAAATTAAAGATTCCCACTTTTAAATCGTCTTGATCCATTATTTCTTGTCTTGCACTTTAGTGAATACTTGTAATAATGGTCCTTTAGCTAAGATGATGATTGCTTCGCTATCCTTGATAAATCCTTTTAATACATCTTGGTCAGAAGTATCTAAGTCAAGAATTTCTCCTTTGTTAAGAGCTAAAGCCCATTCAAAGTATTTAATAGCATCACCTTTAGTTTGTTGAACCAAAGAGTTTGCAAGTAATTTACCTGCATTTACTTTTGAACCATCTCTTTCAAGAAGTTCTTTTCCCTCTAAATCTGTAAGATTAAAGTTAAAGTTTAATTTCATTGTTTTGTGTGTTTGATTATGTTGTAAAGTTAATAATTATTCTGATATTTCCTCATTAACAATTGTTTCCTCTACAACAGGTACAGGAGCTACATAATCACCAGTGATAGTTAAGTTTAATTTAGATGCAATAAATTCCCATGCAGCAATATCTTCTTGCCATGTAGAATAAATATCACTATCCATAGTTAAATTACCTTGTGCTAATTGTTCACCTAAATTACCATCTTCTTTAATTGAGTTTAAAGAATAGAAGAATGTAGCTGATTTGTCTAAAATAAGATTAACAACATATGCGTTTAAAACAGAAGCTTCATGAGCTTGACCATTACTCCAAATTGATACCGATTCGATTAATTTCATTTTATTTATTATTTAAGTTTAAGGACAATAAGTAGCTCCACTTACAATCTGGATTGAGCCATTATAACCAGAAGGTACTGTAGTTTGTGGACCTTGAGAAGTTCCATTGTAATAATAATATACAGGTGTGCTACTCGGAAGAATATATCTTTGGCCATACCCTAAAGTAGGTGCAATTCTAGTCCAAGCAGCAGCACCTCCATTGCAAGCATTTAATTGATAATATGTGTATTGAATCGCTACCAATTGGCTTTTCACCACCAATTCATTATTTGGCACACCTGACAATGGCGCAGATTGAATTTCAATGTATGATTGTATTAATTCCTTGCGAACGCAACGGCTTGCAGGAATACCTGATGGTGGCATCGGTAACAATTGCAAAAAATATCCATTATCACAGGCATTTTGTAAACTATCCCACGAACACGTTTGATTGGATGCGACATTAATCCATTGCATATCAATTCAGGTTTAATTGTTTTTCTAATTCCGCAACCCTTTTTTCCAAACGAGAGATTTTAGCCGTGTGGATTTCACGATATGATAATGTAAAAAATCCATCTGTTCCAATTGAAACTGCAAAAGGCATATATTTTTCAGCATCTTGTGCAAAATATCCTAATTCAGTTTTACCATTTTTTTCGTACAATTTTGCTTGTAAATCTTCAATACCTTCCATTATTGGATTATGTTTTATTAATGTTTTTAAACGCAAATCTGATGATTCGAAAAACGATGTTGCCGTAACACTACTAGAAAATGTAGCTGCTCCTGTGGAGGCAATAGTAAGTTTTGCATCTGATGCACTAACTTGTGTACCACTAGCGCTATTATTAACTGCAAAAATTAAACTACCTCTACCATATCCTGTACCATTATTTACAAAAGAAACTAATCCTTTAGCATAATTTGTATCTGTGTTATTAGCAGCTGATTTAAATAATATTGAAGCATTTTCCCCCGCAACTTCTGAGCCATAAGATTGTATTAATACAGATGTGTTAGCAGTTGCAGCATTTTGAACTTTTAAATTTATTGTTGATACTCCATTAAATACAGCATTATTTGCGGTAACACTACTTGAAAATGTAGCTGCTCCTGTGGATGTAACTTTAAATCTTTCTGATGTACCACTATAAAAAATTAGCGATGCAGTTGTTTTTCCATTATAGTTAATTGCTAAATTAGGATTTGTAGCTGTTGTCATTAAATACCAATTATTGCCATTTAATACACTTTCGCCTATAAAATTTACATTTCCACTAAACCTACCCGTACCATTTACATCAAGTAAATAAGTTGCCTCAGCAGTTGTACCTAAAAGCAATCTACCACTAGCAGTTAATGTCATTGCTTGGGTAAAGCTTATAGCATTACCAGCCGTTCCTGATGGGGCAGTAAACCAAAAGTGAGAGCCACTTGATTGTTGATATGAACTAGCTAAATTACTTGATAAATATTTCCAAGTTCCATCAGTTGCTCTATACGCATTTGCTAATAATTCACTCCAAGTAGCATTATCAGTTCTACCTGATATAGATGCACCACTACCAATTTGTACTGAACGATATACACCAATCCACGCACTAGGTGTAACTCCTAATCCTAAGTTGCCTGAACCATCTAAACGCATTTTTTCAGCAGCAGAAGTACCTTCTGATTCTGTACCTAGTGATGTATGGAATGTTAAAATACCTCCCGAACCATCAGATTGTACTGAATTTGCCCTAATAGCTGCTGCAACATTTGGTCCTGCTTGAGAGCCATCTGTATTATAAAATTCTAATGAACCATAATTTCTATTTGCACTAAAACCTAATCCTGAAATTCTTAAAATAGATGTATCTGAATTAATGTTTACAATATTACTTGCTCCTGCTCCTGCTCCAATTGTAACTGTTGTTCCATTGTCTTGAATTAAACTATTCCCAATCGTACTTGCACCTGTAAACTTAGGTAAGTAGTTAGTTGTACCTGTTCCTGTTACCTGATTTGCAACACCTGTTGAAACTGAACCATCAGCCATTAAAAATTGACTTGATGTGCCACCCGATTTGATAAACGATGCCGATGTTAATGTGCCTGTATTTATGGCATTCCCCGATGGTGTTATTTGGAATTTTGTTGCACCTGCTGTTTGATCATAAATATAGAAGTATCCTGAATCAGTAAATAATGTATAATCAGGGTTATTATCAGTGTCTACAAAGTATAATCTAGGAGTAGTCCCACTAATTGTAAAGTCTCCTGTAAATGTTGGATTAGCAGCGTTTGCTTTTAATGCTAAAGCAGCAATTACAGCATTACTATTAGGGTACTCTGTGCTAGAAGCTAATAAATTAGACACCATTTTGTCTAATCTTTGGTATGTACTTGCTGCAGTTGCACTTGTTAAATAAGTAGATAAATCACTAGCAACTAAGAAAGTAGATGTATCTAACGTCCAAGTATTAGCAGCCGTTTTCTTCAAATAACCACTTGTTCCTGCTAAGGCTGCTATTGCTGTTAAATCAGCATCTAAAGGCTGTTTAGTAGCTAATCCTGTATTAACTGCTGTCACACTAGGATATTTAGTCGTAGAAGCCGTTAAATCAGCTGATAAGTTTGCTAGTGTTTGATAAGTTGTACCTGCTGTAGAAATTAATAAATAATTAGCTAAAGCCGAATTTAAAGCATAAGTGCTAGAATCTACACTACCATCTGCTTTTAAAAATTGAGATGCTGTACCTCCTGATTTAGTAATTTTGCCAACTATAACATCTCCAGGAAAAGTTGATACTCCTAAGCTAGTAATATAGAACCTACTAACTGTGTTAGTTTGGTCATAGATTCTAAAATATCCATCATCATTACCTATGAAGTAATCAGGGTTATTATCAGTATCAGTTAAGTATAACTTAGGACTTGCACTGCTAATAGTCATATTACCAGTAAAGGTAGGACTAGCTGCATCCGCTTTAAGGGCTAATTTAGCTAACACCGCATTACTATTAGGATACTCGGTATCACTAGCTAATAAGTTGGAAACCATCTTATCTAACCTTTGATAGGTAGAAGCAGCAGTTGTACTTAAAAGGTAATTGCTTAATGAACCAGAAGTTGCATAGGTATTACTATCTACAGTTCCATCTGCTTTAAGGAATTCCGTAGATAAACCACCAGATTTAGCAATAGAGCCTACAATTACACTTCCTGGGAATGTAGAAACTCCAAGGTTTGTAATGTAAAATCTACTTACAGTATTAGTCTGATCGTAAATTCTAAAGTATCCATCGTCATTTCCAATGAAATAATCAGGATTATTATCGCTATCGGTTAAGTAAATCTTAGGATAAGCCCCACCAACTGTCATTGACCCTGTAAACTCAGGGTTTAAAGCATTAGCCTTAAGTGCTAAAGCAGCTAATACTGCGTTAGAATTAGGGTATTCAGTATCACTTGCAAGCAAGTTAGATACCATTTTATCTAATCTTTGGTAAGTAGAAGCTGCAACTCCTGTAGATAGGTAAGTTGTAGTGTCTAATTCCCAAGTATTAGATCCTGTTTTCTTTAGTATACCAGTTGTACCTGCTAAAGCTCCAATAGCTGTTAAGTCTCCATCTAATGGCTGATAAGTGCTATTGTCATAGCTTATCGTAGAGCCATCAATTTTTACAAAACCAGTTCCACTAAGGGCTGCTTGTTTTGCGTTAAATGTAGACCAATCTGTGCTATTTAAAAGACCTCTCTTAGTTGCGGAGGCTGTAGGTAGATTGATTGTATGTGTATCATCACTAGAAACTACAGCAGCATCACTACCAGCATTTCCTATGTTAATAAATTGTACTTGCTTAGTTAAACCATTAATGGCTGTTAAACCATTAGCAAATGTAGTTCCTACTGTAGCTAAGTGTGAATCTTGAGTATGAAAGTTTACAGTTCTGTTACCATCTGTATCTACAAAGATTCTAATAGCTATTCTATCAGTAATCAACAAAGTAGTATCAGGTATTGTAACTGTAGTAGTGTAGTAATCAATAGCTACACCATTGCTAATAATTTGAGGAGAAGCTACACTAGAACCTAAAAGAGTAAATACACCTGTATCAGCATATTTATAAATCTCAGCATAAAAACTAGGGCTACCACTATTGTCAGAAGCTGAAAAATAAAAGCCTAAAGGCCAAGCTCCAGGAGGAATCTTTAATAATGATGGGTCTCCTGCATCTGTAACGAATTGAGCAATGTTTTCAAATCCTGTAGTATTAATCTTAAAGAAGTCTACCATTGTGCCTTCTACAGGAGTTTTACTCATTTCATAATAAGTAGAGCCATCTAAAATACCTTGAGATGTTCCACCATTAAGATAATAAGTTACACCACCACCTGCATTAATAGAAGTGCCTCCACTACCAACAGCTACAATCATATTCATGACCACAGAGTTAATAGAAGGAGAATCAGGATAAACTCTAACTACACGAGTATAACTAGGATTCCATGGGCTACCATGAGTTCTAATCCAAACATAAAAGTCAGTCATTGTATTGACTGCTACATCAATGTTGGGATCATCTGTTTGATAAGAACTAGGCTGTGTCTCTGGGAATGAATTACCTATTGTAATTCCATAGTCAATATTGCCTTGTGATGGCATAGGAACGTACCCATCAGATGTATATTCAGCAAATACTCGTATCGTTTTAATAGCCATTTTTATCCTTCTTTTTGCCCATTAGGGCTAACATAACACTCCTCTGTTTTTACTCTTGTAAAGTAAGCCAAATTTACATTATCTGAACCACTACTACAACTCAAATATTTATACTGATTATTCCACCCAGAAGTTATACCTGTAAATGAACCTATTTCAGTCCAAGTAACATAAGTTGCATCTAAGTTATCAAGATTAAGAGAGTAACTGATTGTTAAATCTCCACCTAGGTTATTAATTCTTAACCATATTTCATCATTCCTAGGAATATCAGTAGTGGAGACAATAGTTAAATTATCTCCTCTATTAATTCTACGAATGATTCTGATTTTATTATCACCACAAACAAAGACTGCAATAAAGGCCGAATCTGACTTCGCCATAGTCCGTAGCATCAATCCAGCTTTTGCATCGCTTGTAGTGCCATTAAATAGCTTTAAATGGGCTGTTAGTGTGTATTGCCCTAACTTATTCTCCCATCCATAAACGTAACCGCTATCTTCTTTATCGGCAAACAAGCCACTTCCATATAATTCTATGGAAGAACGTGACTTGTATTTAAAATATCCTATCTCTCTAGCCATATCAAGGTACAAAATCGTCTAAGTAGAACACTGTGAATGTATCAAATATAGTTCCCTCTTTACCAGCTTGGCCTAAATCAGTACCTATCCCGTTAGAGTTTTTTTTTTAGATGCCGTAACATCGGCTGTAATTAGAAGTCCATTTTCATCGTATCTTGACCGAGTAAGCTGTCCGTAGATTTCATTGGAAGTTAATTCCATAAATACCACTTCGGCTGTACACTCAAAGTCATTTAACTTCATTGATAATGGCCAAAACTTCTTACCACCTAATGGTCCTTGATTAGGGAACTCATAAATAGCTCCATATTGTAAATCTATACCAATTAAAGTTCCTACAAAGATGTTACGATAATCAGAATATTGGTTTAGAATGTTTCTAGCACAATACTCTAAGATTGTAAATCTATCATCTTCTTCTCTTTCTCTCCAAGATCCTTTTATTTCACCTGTAAGCACATCAGTGTAATAAGATTGCATAGGCCAGTAATCACTACCAGACTTATACAAGAATGCTGAAGGCTCTTGGATATCGTATAAAGCAAATTCTTTTTGATTAAAGTTATCACCACAATAAACCATTTTCTTTTCAGGAATAATGGATGTATACTTTATGTTATCAACATGAAATACTTCTCTTGTAGGCAATTGCTTACCAAGGTAAGTTAATGGCTTAGGACCATTAATAATGATGTCAGAATACCAAGATTCATAAGTTGCAGTAGTGCCTATTTTCTTTCCAGCATACATTACCAAGTAAACTGAATAAGATTCATACTTATAGATATCCCAATCATCTAAAATATCAGGGAATGGGAAACTTAAAGAGAAAGCACTAACATCATCTGAATCTGGATAATCAGAAGACTTTTGATAATAATGTGGTGAGTTTTTCCAAGTTCCTGATTGAAAATCATAATAATACTCAGCCACACCTGTTATATAAGGTATTTGAGCTATTAAAGAAAATGTAGGGTTTTTAGTAGGGCATTGAACCGACAAATTAAACCCTTCGCCCCATCTAATGTCTACCTTACCAGTTGTAAAGTAATTTAAAGCATTAATAGGGTCTCCTGCAGTTAAACCAAGCTTATACTTATTTTCTAATTGACTATACAATAAATAAGAATTTACTGAAGCTCCTTTATTAAAAAACTTAAATTCAGTTTGTGCTTGTGTAGTTCCTGCTAATGAAGTTGTATCAGTAATTAAAATTTCATTAGGATTATCGCCCCAAATAGTACAATCACCATTAATAAACTTATTTGTAGCTCCTTGATACTCTACTTCAGTGTATTTATAGAATCTTCTGATTCTACGCTTAGGCTCTGCTAAGATTTTAAAGTCTTCGCCATGTATTAATGTAGGAATGTTCTTTTTAGATGTTGTATTTAAAGTTCCATCTAATGCAAACTTACTAGCATCTCTTACACCAAAAATTAAGTCCTTAGGCTTCACATAATACCACTCACCATAGTTTTGGTATACGAAAGCATTAAAAACCTGGCAAATGTCAAGCAATAGCTCCAAATCACTTCTAAACTCAAAGTTATTATCCTTTAATGAAGGAGTATAAACATAAGTTTGCTCTAATGGAGTAGAATAATCTGTCTTAACTTGAGCTTCATGCCACATCTTGCACAATACGTTTAAAGGATACTCATATCCAATTCCGTTTAATGCTCCTTGCAAAACCTTCAACAAATTAAGAATACCAGGAGGCATCTTGCCATCAATATCAAGCTTATTCTTCTTTAATGTACTTAACCCATCAATTGTCTTAAATTCAATTGCAGGGTACTTTAAAAATACATCTTCATCACATAATTCTGGACTTACAAAACCTCTCCAGAATAAATTACCAGCTCTATAATACTCAATGATGTATTCTTTTTCATCTTCACTAATAAGTGAATCCATATTGATTACACCACCCAATACTTTGAATGTAAGAGACGATCCCTTTAATGGATAGAAGATATCATCATCTGCTGTAGGATAATCGATTATAACTGGTCCTACTTGCCCATGAGGAATATCAGTAATTGTACCAGTGTAGTCTTTTTTAAGAATAAGTATCTTATTGTTGCTAACAAGCATCTCGTTAAATGGATTACAAAATCCATCAAACTCAAAGCGATATAAAATTCCGTATCCTGTCATTATCTTCCAGTTATTCTAAGGTTTGTTTCCATTGACTTATTGATTGCATATCCTGTAGCAGTCTGAGTGATTGAACCAGTCAAATCTACAAATAATCTTACCATTTGCCCACCATAAGTTTGGCTACCATTTTGGTATACTGATCCACTTCTCATTCCTGCTGATGCAGAACTACCACCTAAATTAGCTGCTGCACCCTTCTTAGCTTGCAAGGCTTGTGTAGTCTTTCTACCCATGTTTTGCATTGCCGTACCAATAGCTATGGCTGTCATACCAATTGCAATCAATGGACCACCTGCAAGACCCTTTAAAGCATCCTCAATCACTACCTTAACAATACCAGCTTTTAAAGCAGCCTCACCGACTTGTACTAAGAAACCACCAATAGCATTTAAGAATAAAGCACCAACTGCTGCAAAAGCATCAGCTAATCCCATGTCTCCTGTAATAATACTACCAGTAATTTCAGCAAATCCAGCAGCTATCTGGAATGCTACTTGTGATTGTGCTGCATACATTTCAGCACCAAATCTTTTCATGTTTTCTGTTTGAGCATTAATTCTTGCTTCATCAAAACCCATGTCAGCTTCTAATGTCTTTAAATTAAACCCTTGGCCTTTAAGGTCAATAGGCTTAATCAATTTCATAATAGCCGAATTCTTTTCATCTAATATCTTTTGTGATAATAATGCAATCTCAGAAAGGTTTTTAAACTCAATAGCTGTACTATCAACTCCAGCCTTCTTCATCTCTGCCATTAACTTAGCGTGAGATGCTTTCATGTCAGCTAACTTCTTTTCGTCTGCAGATAAGCCTATTTGTCTAATTTCACCTTGGGCATCTTTCTCCATTTGGATTAATGTCTTAATCCTTTCTCCTTGAGCCTTTGTAATAAAATCAGTACCTGCTATAGTTTCAACAGGTTCTCTCTTTTCAGGTTTAGGTTTATCACCGCCACCGCCACCCATCATTTTCTTGAACATCTCTAACCACTTTTGGTAGTCAGTGATTTTTCTGGTAAGAGAGTTTTTCATTTGTTTCTCAATAGAAAAACCTTCTTTACCAAAATCATTTACATAATCAAGAATTTTCTTAAAGTTGTCTTGTGCAGTCTTACCAAATAAACCAGCTATTTTTATTGCACTTTGATCAAGCCATTTTGAAAAATCCATTAGCTTGTCATTATCAAACATATATTCAATAGCCTGACCTATTAACTTTGCCCCTTTAATAACAACATCCATTACTAAAGCCAAGAAACCTAATGATTCCTTTAATACATTACTCCAAAAGGATGATTTAGCTAATTCACCATTTGTTGTCTCAAAGTTTTTACCAAGTTCAGTAGCAAGAAATGAAATATGTGAAAGTAAGCCAGATATATCAAATGTCTTATTTAGATTTTCACCTAAAGTAGCTAATGTAAAGCTAATGCTTTCAGACATTTTATTGTATGCACCAGGAAGTGTTTCTGCTTGCTTTTCAGCGTTTCTATAGAATCTACCTCCTTCTGAAGTTGCAAATATAAATGCTTGAGCTACTTCTGCAACACTAATCTTTCCTTCACGCATCCTTGAACTAAGGGATGCCATTGACTCCCCTGTTTTTTCAGAAATTGCTTGTAATGGGTTAAATCCAGCATTAATCATTTGACGAGTTTCTTGGCCCATCAATCTACCTGCTGCATTTACTTGTCCGAAAGCTAAAGAAAGTCTTGAGAATCTATCAGCATTACCTCCTGATACATCTCCGAGCATTTTGGTTAAAGGAATAACCTGCTCTGCAGCTAATCCATATCCTAATAATGTTTGAGCACCTTTTGCAATATCTTGGAACTGCATAGGTGAGCCAAGTGCTTGAGCTTTTAACTCTGCAAGCATATTCTTAGCTACTTCAGCATTACCTGTAAATACCTCAAATGAAACAGAAACCTGTTCTAAATCAGCAGCAGCCTTTAATGCAGCCTTACCTATACCCATAATTCCACCAACAATACCAACTGTTGTTAAAGCAAGTCCCATTGATGAGAATGCTGCTGAAATTACATTAGATGTGCTAGTCATGCTACTGCTAATTTGACTACCACTTCTTTGGGTACTTGATGCTAATGACGATAATTTGCCAGACAAAGCACCAAGCTTGCTCATGGCTTCATCTACATCAGCCCCAATTTTTATATAAAACTCATTAGTTTCTGCCATTATTCTATAGAATTAACCCACTTTTTTACTATATCATCCGAAAGATACTCTTTTTCTTTTGGTTTTTCAAAGTCATTTAATATGCTATCAGTCCACAAAGGAATTAGGTCCTTTGGCTTCTTTGCATCCTTGCCTCCCATTGCTGCTAAAGATGCCCACATAATATGCCTAGTTGAATTTAAAAGTTCTGCGTTTCTATATAAATGGCCGTATTCGTAGTCTAAAAACTCCCCAAAAGTCATTCGCTTCCACTCCCAAGGTTTTAATCCTGTACGATTAATTCTACTAATGACAGACTTCCAAGTTATGACCTCTTTTTTTTTACTGTTGTAGCCTTTGGTACTTCTAACTCGCTTGGCATCAAGTCATTATTAATCCATTCAACAACAGTCATTACAGTAGTCTTCATAAGCCACTTTGTAGCAATCATTTTTGAACTCTTAATCTTTGTCATTAATAATTCAGCATCATCTTCAAAACCATTGCAAAAAAGATAATAAATATGACCACTAAGCATCATATCTCTTGCAACTTCCAAAAGCTTCGATGGATTATTTTCGTATTGACCCATATTAATAAGGTCATTAAAGTCTCCATTTAATTCTTTTACATAAACATCGTTTATGCAACCTAATGAAAAATCGAAGTTGATTTTCTTTCCTTCAAATGTAATACTACGCATTGTGTGTGTGTTTTGTGTGTATTTAACCAAAAAGGGTAGAGATTATATCCCTACCCCAAATGTAAACAAAAATTTTTAAATATTAAGCTTGAGTAGTCTTTGTTAATGGACCATTACCTTTCAACTTAATATCTACTGTAGCAATCTCTTGATCACCACCTTTTACTGGAACTGATTCAACATAAGCTAAACCAGTTAATACTGTAGCTCCTGTAGCAGCAGTTTTGAATGAAACAGTTAATTCTGTTTGATCATACCAAGCAGATAATAACTCATCATAAGTGTAGTTTGTTCCACCATCACTGTAGTCTAATTGAGCTGTTGCTGATAAACCCCATGCTTTACGGCCTGGAATTGCAGTTTCCCATGAGCCTGAATCCTTGGATGAAGTATCAATCATTGTAGTTGATAATTCAATATCACAAGATGTTTCGTTTGCTATAACCTTAGTACCTACGAAGATACGCAAGTCTGTTCCTTTTACTAATGCCATTTTATTTCTAATTTAATTGTTCTAATAATTGACTAAATGTTACTATAATTTCTACTTGCCATCCTGTTGGCAATTGTGAAGTTAATGTATTTGTTTGATATTCACAATTCAAAACCTGCCAATTAGTTAGGTGTGAGCTAATACCATAATTGCTTGGACCTAAAAGGACTTTACCAATAATTTGATTAACTACATCATTAGCTACTTTTTTGCCTCCAGAATCTGATTCAAACTTTGTAATAACGTGAATATCAATAATTTCATCACGAATAAACATATCCTTATTGCCATCATTTCTTCCTGTTTGTTGCATAAATACAATAGCAGGAAACCCAGCCGTACTAGGAACTATTTCATCAAAAACTTCAACAGGCTGATTGTTGCTAGTAATATTGGTTAAAGTCTCAAAATAAGCCTTTCTTAATTCAAATTGTGGGTCTTTAGCTACCATCTTATTAAGTTTTCATGATGTTTTTAAATCTAGTCCTAGCTTTTCTAGTTATTCTTCTGGTAGTAATCACATAATGATGAAATAAGAACTTTCTAGCCCTTAAACCTTTATGATTTTGATTAGCTCCTTTAAAGCCAGCAATATAATCTTGGTATGGAGATAAAGTTCCTGTTAAATTAAATTTCTTACCTGTACCAAAATCTTGATAAGGAGCATAATGAGCTCTAAATCCAATTGTAGCAGTTACTTTATTTCTACCTTCTTGTTTTTTAAAATAATGACTATTTCTAAGTTTTCCAGTCTTTACAGGTGCTAATGATTTAGATTGACTTGAAAGTGCTTCAGCTTCCTGCATAACCATTTCTGTTATGTCTTTAGCTCTATTTTGTGCACGTTCAAATCTATTAATTAATATCTTTAAGCCTGTAAACTTAACTTTAATCATTTCTTACAGTTGCTTTAAAAGTTATCCACTTA